AAAAGCATTTTTTATTCTTTTTACAATAACATTATAATTCATAACAGCATATTCATTTGTATAATTTGTATTTATGATTTCTTTGTCTTTGAAATCGATTGTACTTAAACATTTATATGAGCAATTGTCTTTATAATCACATAATTCGCTGTATGGTCTATCGCCCACTTTATAATCAATGAGTTTTCCCGAAGACAATTTAATTTTAATCTCTTTATTTTCTTCTTGTTCTTGTAATTTTTCAATGGTAAAATTTGTTTGTCCAATATTTAATACACAATCGACACTAGCATTTTTTAACATACGAGTAATATTTCCAATTTGTATTGCTTTGTTCTCTGCAAGACGATATAAATACATATCGGGTGTTTCGTGTTTAATTGATTTTTCTTTTCCAACGTGTAAATAAATTTCTACATTACGTTCTTTGAAAGGTAAAAAACAATGACCTCCTTGGCGAACAGCGCGACCAATAATTTGTTCAATACGATTCATATTATACCAGGGTTCAATAATATGTACTTGACGTATGAATTTAAAATCGATACCTTCTGATGCTGCCTTGGAAATAATAACGACTTTTATAAGTTCTCCATCTTTATTTTCTTTACTTGTTATTTTCTTGATTTCAATGTTGTTATCATAAGAAAAATTGGCATCGCCGGTAATCATACAATAATTTGCTTGTTTAAATTCCTTTTCATTTTTAAAAGTGCTTTTGGGTTTATAATTTCTGTAATCAATACCTTCCGCAGGTGCGTCTTTAAATAATGATTTTCCTTGTGGATTTGATGTATGACGCCGGAATCCCATTTCTTCTAACATCAATGCGACGGGTATAACGCCACCTTCAATATATTGACTGTATATTAATATCACACCTTTAGATTTTTTAATAACATTCCCTATTTTGTGTAACTTACCGCTATATAAATTAAGTTTTTCCAATGAAAAAATGTTACCGTGTTCTTTGAGTACTTCCGGTTTGTAACTATAATCATATTTCATTGGTTTTGGATTTGTTTGCGTTTTAAATTTCATAATGTGTTGAAGTCCTGTTTTACCCGTGAAAAACTCCTTTTCGCTATCAACGGATGGATAAGTTATAGTGGTTGCTTCAATTGGTTTTTGTAATAAGGTATATCCAAATGCTTCCATATTTTCAAATGAAATCTTTTCTGATTCTGATAAATTAGTAATAACTTTTTTATATGATGCTGCTTGAAATTCTCCCATATTCGAATAATATAATGGAATATGTTGAATTGGTTTACTTATTTCTTTTTTATTGAATTGAATTGTTGGATAATTTTTGGGTTTATTGTTTGGTTCAAAATGTTCGGGATAAATTCGAAAAGGAAAACTATATGGATTTTCACCACGTATATATGAAACATAACCAACAAGTTTTCGTTGCAACAATTCTTCGCCATTATCCGTAAATGTCCCGTCTTTTTTAAATACCTCGTCTGTTTTTAAAGTACCGCGATTGTCGTTAGAATTTAATAAATTAATAATCCATATAATTTCTCGGTATGAATTGTACATGGGTGTAGCAGACAGTAACAATAATTTCATATTATTACTATACTTTGCAACATCAATCATCTGACGACCCAATTGTTTTTGTTTGTTATCGTCTGAAATGCGAATATTATGTACTTCGTCAATAATGACTAATCGATCATTAAATAATTTTTGTAATTTGTCTTGATATAAATTTTTTTTGGTTTTGACGTCAACGCTATCATCTATTTTAACTTTTTTCTGAATATAACGTGAAAATTCAGTATAACCCATAAATACATAATTGTTGTTTATTATACTTTTTATTTGGCGTACAATAAATTCTCTTTGCAATCCTAATGTATTACTTGGGTTTATCTCTTTTAAAAAATCATTACCAACACAAGAGCGTTCCACAGACCATATATTGTTTTTTTCGACTAGTTTATTTTCATCGAAAAGTTGATTTCTGAAATTATCTTGAACATTTGGAGAAGCCACTATAATAGTACGTTTTTTATTACCGTGTTGTGCAGTTATTTTACGATGTTCTTCTGATATACCAATAGCACTGCATGTTTTACCGGTACCTACACCATGATATAACAACAATCCATTATATGGGGTTTTGTTTGACATAAAGTTTTTAACAAACATTTGGTGAGGTGATAATTCAACTTCTGCATTACACAATTTATTTGCGTGTTCTTCAATGTTTCTAATTTGACCATCATATTTTGTTTGATCAAATTCTTTAAATAGAGATATTTTTGAACTAAAATTCGGGTCATCAAGAGTAGGATATAAATTTTCAAAATGAATTTTTGTTTTATTTTCATTATATTCCATAAGTTCTTTCTTTTTTAAGTAATCATTGTATTCAGCATCTTCTTTGTTTTTTGGAATTTCACCTAAATCGAGTTCTCTATTAGATGTATCATCTTTATCTATTATGAAAGAAGGTATTTTAATACTGTTTTCGAAAATGGATTCATCTATTGGTTTGATTTTTTCTTCCATTGGACTGGGTATTTCTGGTACAGTTTCCACAACTTCTGTCGCATTTTCATCCAATCCGTTTTTTTTTCTAATTTCATTTTGCATTTCTAAAATAGCATCAATTAAACTGTTTTTATTAGGGCATGTTTTAATAAATTTTCGTCCTTTTCTGGTTTCGTCTTCATATTTTAATTTATCGTGGAGTTTTTTTAAATGTTCCACTTTAATTGCATTATAATCTTTTCGCGAATAAATATTTTTAACATTATATAAAAAATCGTTTGATATTACAAATTCTACTTGATTACGAGCTCCATGTCCCATTGCTTTTTCAATCTGATATTTGGATTCTTTTACGTTATCTTTCTTAGCAATTTCTACACATTCTTTTGTTATAGGGTCTCTATGTGAACCTTTGGGGCAACGTTTTTCTTTTGTATTATTATTCATATATAATACAAAAATATTTTATAGTAAAAACATACGATAACTTGTGAGAATATTGTGTAAGTTTTCTAGCACATTTTTTTTCTCTAAATTGTAACATCGTATTTTTTTCAAAGCATTTTCATAGGTTAACCATTTTAATTCGCTTACTTCAGTGTCTTGTATTTTGTATGTATTTAAACTATCTTCATATTTGATAAATGAGACAAAGTATTTGTGTTTGTATGATTTATAATTCGAACCTGTAAATATTTCTTCTAATGGCATAATGTTATCGATATTGTGTAGTATATTATTTTTATATCCAGTTTCTTCACAAAATTCTCTAATAGCACATTGAAAATCTTTTTCTTGAAAATTTCGGCGTCCTTTTGGAAATCCCCATTCCGGACATTCCCATTTAGTATTAGAATCTTTAATTAGCGATTTAAATGAAACATTTTCACTATTTAGTTGATACCCCTGTTTTAATTTAAAATATTTATCTCGGGCAATGTTTTCTTCATTTTTATACTTTGAAGCATTATTTAATCCCCAAAGGTCATTCCATAGAAAGTCAAAATCATTTTTTAAAATTTTAACTTTTTCTTGGATGGTCATTTGATTAATCATTTCAAGTAAGTAATTTTTATCATATAAATTATATTTACCTCTTAATAAATCAATATAACCCAAACTGTCTTTTCTACAAATCATTAAATATTCTATATTATTGTTATTAATTCGAAATGCAATAATACCATTACTTGTAATTGGCAATTTACATTGATGATATAAATGCCCCTGTTTTCCACAGTTATTACAATAATTATCACTCATAAGATATAAAAAATAGTAACATAATCTTTATATTTTACTATTATAATGTCTTTTAATTTATATAATGAAATACGAATCAGAAATTTGGGGACCTCATTTTTGGTTTTTTCTTCATACTATTGCTTATAATTATCCTGTAACACCAAATGAAGTTGTAAAAAGAAAATATTATGATTTAATTATGAATATGCCATTATTTATACCAGATGTTGAAATAGGAAAAAAATTTAGTGCATTATTAGATAAATATCCGGTTACACCTTATTTGGGAAATAATAAAGATTTTCAAAAATGGATGCATTTTATTCATAATTATATAAACAAGAAAATCGGTAAACCGCAAATATCGCGACGTGAAGCGCACGAATTATATAAAGAAAAGTATGTAAATAAAACGACATTGAAAACGTATATGATACATTTAAAAAAACATTATGTTTATTTGTTCTACATATTTGTTGGTATACTAACAATTTATATGATAAAATTATAATACAATTATAATATAAATGAGAATAGAATTAGTATTTTTATTAATAACAGGTATTATTATTGGAAACATTTATACAGACGGTAAGTATATAAAAACCGTATTGGACTCTAAAAAATATTTGCAAATGGGTGGTGTTGCTTTTGGTGCTTTTATGTTATATGTACTAATAAAACGAGACCCATTGCGAGCAGGAGAAATTATAAAAACGTCAAATGAATACTTAAAATACATGCCATTAGACAAAAATAGTAATAAGATAATAAGTCCCTTTTTGAATTTTAGTGCAAATAATTATATGCAAAACAGTGGCGGAAATCAACCACAGCAAAGTGTCGATAAAATACAACAATCGGGAAAGAAATCAACAAAACGATCAGTAAGTGAAACGAAAAAAAAATATGTTGCATCTAACCAAAACTGGAAATGTGGTGATTGTAAAAAACAACTAACAGCATGGTTTGAAGTTGATCATAAAATACGATTGGAATATGGTGGTTCTAATCATGTAGATAATTTAGTAGCAATGTGTAGAGAATGTCACGGAAAAAAAACGGCTATGGAGAATATGTAATATTATTATATATTAATAATATTAATGAAAGTAACTGAAATATTTTTTTGGATAGTATTTTCAATAATAGGAGCGTTAATTGTTTTATACAATATACAGAAAATAGATGATCTTCCTCCTTTTATTACAACTTTTCTTAATTTTTTAAATACAGACAATGAATTTAAAGATAATATGACATCATACGGAATTTTGTATATTTTACTAGCTTGTATAACAGTGTTTATATTTTATGCGATTAAAGACCCATATTTGCTTTATAAAAGTTCAAATATAGTGATTTACATATCTATTGTACTTTTACCTCTTATTTACCTATATTTCAAATTAGGAAACGCAGTATCGGCATTTGACAGTTCGTCCGCAAAAATGGCATTTAGTGCAATTGGTATAATGATAGGAACATTTATATTATTTAATTATGTTGATTTATCCATATACAAATTAGATGTAACAAAACGTATATTTTATGCATTATTAGTATTTGGGGTCATTGTAGCATTAAGTATTGCATATATATTTTTAGGAGATTATTTGAAAAAGTTAGATGGTAATTTAGGTTTTCTTGCTTATTTGTTATTTTACATCCCGTGTATGATAGTAGATTTTATAAAATATATAATACGAGATTTTAAAAATTCACCACCCGCAGTGTATATATTATACATTGTTGAATTAATTATTATTCTTGCAACAATATACTTTTTACCATTTATCGAAAGCACATTATCATTACAGGGAACTAAATTATTAGAAAATCCCATGTTTTTAGAAAAACGTCGCTCTATATTTAGTGGTTATGATTTGGCAATGGAAGAAAACAATGAAAAAATAGCTAGACACAATTATAGTATTAGTATGTGGGTATATATAAATACTCCACCAAATACAAATGAAAAATATACTATATTTGATTATGCAAGTAAACCCAAATTAATGATCCAAAATAAGCAATATAATGATGCGAATGTTACAGAATATGATGCAGTCGACAAGATAACACCTCCTGTACTAGATCCAAATAATCGAGAACCACACGTATTTGTTATAGAGTATACAAATAATAATAAAATAAACGACCAAGGAGAAATAGACCGTTATGAAGTGAGTTTACCACTACAAAAATGGAATCATTTTGTGTTTAATTACAGTGGTAATGAAGTGTCTATATACATAAATGGAGAACTACGTAAGACCATTTTATTAACTGATAAAAGTCCCAACCATAGTATTTATGACAATATTTATATAGGCGATGATGATGACAGCAATGGTGCAATATGTAATGTTAAATACTTTGAAGAACCGCTGTCAAAAATGCAAATAGCGTATATTTATAATTTATACCAGAGTTTTAATCCTCCCTTGTTGTAAAATATTTATAGTATATATATATAAAATGAACGTTACTTTGGTAATTTTAGGAATCGTATTAATCGTGTTGATATATGTAATTTATCAATATGTAACAAATGTGTCACAGGAAATTTCTGACTATAAAAATGTCACCACTTCGGCGACAAGCGTTACACCGGAAGATTTAAGCAGTCCAAATTCGACAAGATATGCTCATAGTATTTGGGTTTATGTAAAGAAACATAGTGGTGAGTGCCCATTTATTACTTTTAGTAATGGTGATACTCAAAATCCAGCTGGTACAAAACTTTATTTAGCAGCAAGCACACCTACTTTAAAATATGCTTCTACTGCTGCAACATCGGGAGCGGAATTAATAATTACTGATAATTTCCCCATTCAAAAGTGGGTATGTTTAACAATAAGCATTGACAATCAAATTATTGATGTTTATATGGATGGCAAATTAGTTAAATCTGCCAAATATACACACGGTACACCAAGTACCTGGACATTAAGCAGTGGTTCTTTTGAGGGATATATTACAAAATTTAAACGCTGGGCCGAGCCATTGAATCCACAAAAGGTATATGATATTTATATGGAAGGAAATGGACGTAGTGGTATATTACCTGCGTATGGTGTAGACCTTTCATTATTTAAGGATAATATTGAACAATCTAAATTTACCTTATTTTAGGAAATTACTTATGTATTAATATAGTATATAAGTAGTAATGTCATCAACTCAAAATACTTTTGATAATATTGGACAACAATCATCTGATGCTTTTAACCAAGGATATGAAACATTAAGTAATAGCATATCAAGTGCTAAGGAATCATTAAATGCAGGCGTAGATGACTTGACAAAAAATGTAGAAGGGTCAAAATCGTTTTTAGATTCAAATACAATGGTTGTTAAGTTTGGATTTTTAATTTTAGTGGTAATTGTATTTACCTTTTTAATTCGCATTGGTATAACGTTAATTGCTTACTTTACACAACCAGGTAAGCACCCCTATGTAGTGCAGGGACTATTGGATGGGACTGAACCCGTAGTAGTTAGCCAAGACCCTAAGTCAGCGGATTATACACCTATTTTCAAATCAAACAATGAAAATACTGGTTTAGAATTTACGTGGGGTGTATGGTTACGTATGGGTAAGGACGTACCATCAGCATCAGGAACAAAGTATAATCACATATTTAGCAAAGGAGATGCTCCTACTGGGGTAAATAATTTAGATGTGGTTAATAATAGTCCTGGTTTATATTATGGTCCAGATACCAATCAGTTGTATGTAAAAATGAATACAGTTAAAGCGGGTGATCCCACAAACACAGTTACTGTTGATAATATTCCTATTATGAAATGGTTTCATGTTGCTATTCGTATGAAAAACACAGTAATGGATGTATATATAAATGGTACTATATCTGGACGTGCCGTATTAGACCATACACCCAAACAAAATTACCAGGATGTTGTAGTTAATCAGAATGGTGGTTTTGCTGGAAAATTATCAGATTTGCGCTATTTTGCAAAAGCACTTAACGTATTTGAAATTAACAGCATTGTAAATAACGGTCCTAACATGTCTACAAGCAAATATGCTACTGGAGTAGGCGAAGAAGATTACTATGGATATTTGTCCAATATATGGTATAGTTCTAAGGTTTAAACATAAATTTATTATCATTTATAATATATATTATAAATGACAACATTAAGTGATATGTGTTTACAACGAGAAAAAAAGCAACAATTACATATACCAATTAGTCGTTATGAAGTTGAATCTCCATATACTACTACTGCATATACACAATTTGATTTAGATATGCGACGTAAAGCTGAAATATTAAAATATGCAAATAATACTTCATCAAATAAAACAAATGATTTAACTCAAAAACAGAAATGGTCATTTTTTGTAAACAATAAAAGTAAATTAAAAGTACCAAAAACCTTTGTCTCATTTTATAATCGAGATTTAAATGATACATATCAAACATTTTACAAAATAAAGACATTGGATAATGGATGTCCTAATACTATAATAAAAACGAATTCAACAGCAGCAAATGTACCCGGAAATATAGATTTATATCTTGATGAATCTGTTCCCCTCTATAAATATAAAAAAGAAACTATTAATTATGGCATATTAAATGAAGGATATCCTTATAATATACTATCGAATTATGAGTCAAATAAATTTGTGTTGAATAATTCAACAAGTAATGTACTTCAATTATATACTTTAAAACCACAAAGTGACAATACAATTGTTGATATTAACTTTCCAATTGCATTGTATATAAATGGTGTTATGAAATCAACTAGTTTAAGACGTGAAGGTAACATTTACATTCAAAATAATAGTATAAATTTATCATCATTTGCGTGTAATTTAAGTTTTAATAATAGTATCACTGCTAGTTTAAATGTAAATTTTCAATCAAGTAATGTTAATTTTGACGTTTCGTTTAATTATAATAAAGAAACCAATAAAGATTTTACTGGTATTATTTATTTACAAAATGTATCCATTAATAATATAAATTTAAACAGCACAAGTGATTATGTATATGATATTGGTATTACACCGGTTATATCAACTCAGAACCTAACAAGTTTGGGTGATTTTGATATAAAAATCGGTATAATGACAAATATAGATACAAATAACTTACTTATACAAGAAGATTGTAGTTTTAATAGTATTAATAGTGGTAGTATAGAAACAAATTCAAACAATTACAATTCTTTAAATGTATTATCCTATTCTGACAATGCCAAACAAAATGCAATGGTCGTCCAAAATACAAGCACAAATAGTGTTGTTAATCAGTTAGCAATAACAACATCCAATATTACCGTTGAAAATTATGTTCGATGTCTAAGTAATTTTGTCTATTTTGATTATGACATAAACAACAATGCATATAATTTAAAAAATACAGAAGCAATATCATTACAAGATATATCTAAAAATTATTATGTGTTTGATACATATTATCAATCAAACATAACATATAATTTAAAACAAGGTGTTTATTATTTTGTAAATATTGGAAAAGAAGAACCCATTAAGTTAAGTCGTATTGATCCATCTATAAATATATTAAACAATAATATATTAATATACGATTATGGTGAAGGTATTCAATATTCTAACTATACTTACAAGTCATATGACTACACATATGACAATGAAACATATTTATATGGGTCAGTTAAAATGACAGTAACTGACCGGTTTGATGATATAAGTTTATGTACATATAAAAATGGTTCGAAACAAGATGTAAATGTAACATTTACATATAATGATTATTGCTGATTACGCGCAGCTGCTTTGTTTACGTGTTGCATATTATTTGTTTGCGTAGGATTTAAACACATTTGTTTATTAGGATAAATTTGTTTACTTAAACATTTGTCACCTTCGTTTATTTCAACACAACCGCGTTTACCCTGATATTCTCCAACAAGACACCAAGATGAACGCTTTGATGCTGCCGTTGAGAGTACAGAATTTTCATACGATGATGGCGTGACATTCATCGAATCTTTGAAATTGCGACGCATATCATCAGTTAATCCGCCTGCACTTGCCTTTTGCAGTAAAGTGCCGACAGATTGTACCGTACCTTCAGCAATATCGACGCTGAATTTTGCTGTATCTCCAACTACATCCGCGGTTTTGTTAATAATAGTACCAGCAGAGAAACCGAGTAAAGATAATATTTGTCTAAACAAGGGCATTACAAATTTTGTCACGCTTTCAAATATACCTCCAAAAAAGAAGAATAGATTCACTCCTAAAAGTGAAAAGAACAAAATAATACATAATACGACTATGATAAGCATTTTGTTATCAAAATTAAGATCTATTTTATTGGAAACTTTTTGATTATTTTCGTCTTCCATTTATATAAAATGGCAATATTAAAATATATTTGTAAATAGATTTAAATAATACGTTTGTCTTAATAGTATATTATATAAAAATCTTTATATGGAGGTTTACGGATTTTTAAATACATTTTTTGTAGCAAGTATACTTATCAGCTCAATATTAGTAGTTGTACTCGTTTATCATTTTAGACAACGTTTAGGAGCAATGGAAGAGAAGACCGAAACATTGTTACAGATTGTAAACAATGTTGTACAGAAACTGAATCATGATGAAAGTGACAATGGAATTCAAAATATAGTACCATTAAGTAATGTCAATAGTGATGAATATTATGGTGAAGCAGAAGAGTACAGAGAAATGGAGTACCCCAATGAATCTGAAAAAAATGAAGATGATGAGGACAGTGAGGAAGGTGATGAGGAGGGTAGTGAGGCAGGTGATGAGGAGGATAGTGAGGAAGGTGATGAGGAGGGTAGTGAGGCAGGTGATGAGGAGGATAGTGAGGAAGGTGATGAGGAGGATAGTGAGGAAGGTGAAGATGAAGATGAGGAGAGTCAGGAATGTGAAGTACAAGAAGAGGATGTTGAGGATAGTGATGATAAAGAGGGTGAAGTAAAAAGACAAGTAACAGAAGAGATAGAATCTTTAAAAAAGGAAGATATTACAAAGGAGTATGAAAAAATGAATGTTGCACAGTTAAAACAAATGGTGAAAGATAGAAATTTGTCAAACGCTGTATCCAAAATGAAAAAACCGGATTTGGTTTCGCTATTAATTAACGAATAAAATATTTGATTAATATATATTATGGATATTAATCAAGCTTATAAAGAAATACAAGGGGATTATAGACAGTATAATGAAAATGATCCTATATTAAAGGTATTTGGACGTCCTAGTGTAAATAGTAGTTTAGGTGAACCCGTTATAAAAAATTGTGATTATCGAAAGGTAATGAATAAAGAAGCTACAAATATTATGAATACAAATTTAAATGAAGTATCAAAAGAAAATAAATTAAATATTGTTGATATTGTTTATACAGATAATAGTGATTTAAAAGAGAATTATATGATGAAATTTGAATTGGCGGAACGTAAAATAGCACCAAATATTAAATTCGATGAAAAGTAAGTTAAATATCATTTTATAGTATTCTATAAAATGAAATTAATAAGTTTTGATGTAGGAATCAAAAATATGGCATATTGTATTTTAGATTTGTGTAATAATGAAGTAAAAATAGATAAATGGGGTATAATGAACTTAATTGAAGATGATATGTTAGAAACACGCAAGTGTAATGCTGTACTAAAAAACAAAAAAATATGTAACAAGAAGGCGTATTATAATAAAGATAATTTGTTTTTTTGTAAAAATCATGCAAATGAAAGTAAATACTTTGTTCCAAATAAGAGTTATACAAAAACTAAATTATATAAAAAATCCGTCGATGAGTTATTTAAATTGGTAAATAGTCATTTTCTTAAAATAGAAAAGAAAACAAAAAAGGAATGTATTGACACATTTTTAGAATTTTATAATAACCGGTGTTTAAGTGAATGTAATAAAAAAGGAAAGAAATGTGACCAATATGATTTGATAGAATTAGGTAAAAAAATAAAATTAAAAAGTAATGAATGTTTTGTTACAGCGGAAATAGATTTGGTAATTATTGAAAATCAAATAAGTCCAATTGCCAACCGTATGAAAACAATACAAGGTATGTTAGCACAATATTTTATAATGAAAAATGAAAGTATAGATATACAATTTATAAGTTCACAAAATAAATTAAAATATTTTGAGAAAGAGGGTACAGGATATAAAGAGAATAAAAAAAATGCAATTACTTATTCGGTTGAAATGTTGAAGAAGTATAATTTGTATGACCAATGGAACGGTCATTTAGAAGTAAAAAAGAAAGATGATTTGGCTGATTGTTTTTTACAAGGTATTTGGTATTTAGAAAATAAAATATAATATGTGCGTTAAACTTAAAAATAATTCTTCTTTAACTATCATAATGGAAGAAGTAAGTTTAGACATTGATGGTACATTGCAAGATGTTGGGAGTAACGATATTTCTACAACGAAATTTGGGCCAGGTATTGAATTATTAATGAATGAAAAAAATATCCCTTTGTCAGGGGGAGGTAATATTGAAGTTGGTGATCTCAATGCGCTAGAAAATGAGTTAAATGACTTGACAGGAACAGGTGGCGGGTCGTCTGTAAATTTGGGCGAAACAGTAAATTTAAGTAGTTTTGAAGATAAA